AACGTTGTCTGCGACCTCAGAAGGATGATTGCGCAGAGTTGTCGTCACCATTTCGGTGAACACACTATTCGGGCTAGGCATGTTCCATCACCTTTGATTGTTGAAAGTGGATCAACCGTTGCCCATGAGGCGGTCGTAAGTGGCAGACATCGTTTCCTCGAAGGAAGCGCCCTTGGCAGGGGTTGAACCCTGGGTGCTCTTGAGGTTTACGGCGCCTGACTTCTTCGCTTCCTTGACGGCCTTTTCCTGCTCGGCCTTGCGCTGCGTCTCTGCTGCCTTCCTCTGGTCCTCTAGGATGAGTTGGCGAACTTCGGGGTGAGCGTAGGTGGCCTTTTCGTAGGCTTCGTTCAGGTCGGCGGCTTCACCGGCTTGCATCAGCGAGCCCATGATTTTGCGAACCTTCTCGAAGTGTGGCTTGTCCTTGGCGAAGTCTTCGACCGTCTTGACAACGGTGGCCTGTTCAGCCTCATGCGATTGACGCTGTTGGGCCGTGAGATAGCTCTTCAGCTGGTTGATCTCCTGCTTCAGCTCGAAGACTTCACGCGGCGGGGCCGGTGATTGGTCAGTGCTGCCAGGATTAGCCGAGAACTGCCGCAGATCGACGCCATAGCTGTTCGCCAGCCACTGGATTGCCTCGGCGGGGTTGCTCTCCAGGAAGCGATCGGCAGCGATAAAGCGGGAAATACCCTCTGCTTCCGACACACCGTTCTTGGCGAACACCTCGCGGTGCTGATCCAGCGTCTGCCTGATGGGCTCGAACGCCTTGATCTGCTCCCCTTTCTGAGTGATGGCCGCGTGCATCTCGCTTTCCCTCTGCGCAATGTACTGTTGCGCTTCAGGTGGAAGGGAGCCGAACTTGGCTTTCATCTCAGCCGACCACGAATTGGGGGCAGTGATGGACGGCTGGGCCGTTTCCTGCTCCGTTTCCGAGGGCTGATCGGTAATTTCTTCAGTCGTAGCCTCTTCGGCTGCCGGTTCGGCGCCTTCCGGGGCTGCGGTGGTCTCATTGCCGGCGAACTTGCCGCCATCGTCGCGCGGCTGGTTCATCTTGTCGTAAACCGCCGACATCGTGTCTTCGAATGAGGCTGGGGCCTGCTCTACGACAGGCGCAGATACGCTTTCGGTGACGACCGGAGCCGCCCCGTTGTTCAGTTCGTCCATGTGATGTGTCCTTTGCTATCGCCAGAGGCGGTTAAGCGGTTCCACGATGAATGTTTTTGCCGGCCTTCCAGGCATCAGCAGCGGCTTGCTTCTCGGCTCTTTCGGCCTTGAACTGGTCAGAGCGGGCTTTCCATTCGCCCGGATCGACTTCGCGAGTATTGGTGCGCTTGAAATGCTCGCGGCGAGCGGCGCGACCGTCAATCACGCCATCACCAAGGGGCGAAGCGTAGGCCGGGAGGTCGGAGATAACCCGAGGGGCGGCGAGAGGCTTGGCGCGGTCCTCAGCGGAAAGCATCGGCTCGCCAGTGCGCTTGTCGACATACTGACCGTCACGGTACACAAACACGGCCATTACGCGTCTTCCTTCGGCTGCTTCGCCATGCGGGCCTTGTGCTCGGCAGACTCCATGCCAAGACGAGTGCTGTGCTCCTGAGACTGGGCCTTGAGATTGGCTGACTGCACCTCTGCGTTAGCGCGCATAGCCGTTAACTGGGCTTCGATGCCCATTTCCTCGCGCTTCATCTCAAGTTCCTGCTGTTTCAGGCGCATCTCTTCCTGCTTGAGCTGCATGTTCATCTGCATCTCAGCAATCTTGTATTGGTGCTCCTGCTCTTTCATCTGCATGTCCATCTGCTTCGACTGAAGCTCGAACTGCATCTTCTGCTGCTCCATCTGCTGGGCTTGCTCTGCCGCCTGTTGCTGCGGGTTAGGCTGGTCTGCCTGCTCCCGAGCCTTGTCAGACAGCGTTGCCAGGGCGTCCTCAGCCGACTTGCCAAGCTTGAAGTTGCGAGCGAACGAGGCGTAAATCTCAGCCGCAGCATCGCCAGGAAGCATGCCAGACTGCACCGCAGGACCGGCCGCAGACAGGAACTGTGCCGTACCCTGGAGGAACAGGCTCATATTCTCCTGAGAGCGCGACAGGTCGGCGCGAATGGTGGAATCGCTCTCAACGTCAATGCGGTACTGGCGCTGGATGTCCGAGCGGAGGAGCTGCATGACTTCCTCAAACGTCGGCTTGTCAAGCACTTCCTGCAATTCGGTCGGGACAGGCTGCTGTTGCGCCTGAAGCTTCTGGGCCTGCGCCTCAGCCATCTGCTTGTCCTGAGCGGACGGCAACTGAATGCCTGTCATCATGACCAGAGTCTGAGGCTGGAACTTGTTGGCGATCAGTTCGGCCTTGATGCGGAGAAGGTCACGAGCATAGCGCGCGGCCTCCTTCTGCTTCTTCTGGATGCGCTGCGAACCGAATTGGGCCTTGATGTTCTGGGCGCCGAGCGTTTCATTCGGATCAGATGCGCCGCGGAGAATGTCGGAAATGCCGGTGATCTCGTAAATCACCTGCTTGATCTGCTCACGCTGGATATAAAGGCCCTGAATGACGGTCTGGATGACATCGATCGGCATCATCCACAATGCCTTGTCGAAGCTGGCTCCCTGCGCATACAGCGCCGTGGCATCCTGCATCGGAACGAAATCACCGTCATCCGAATTGGCGATGTCCTCGAACTCGGGGATCTGAGCATCCCGAACGCCGCGGACCTTCAGCATCTGGATCAGCGACGTGATGCGCCGAGTGATGCGGCTCAGTTCCTCGGCCTGGTCCTTGTACATGCGATAAGGCGGAATCGGCTCAAGCTTGTTCGTCGTCTTGATCGCCATCAGCGGGCGCGGGATCGGATAGAACTCATACAGCCCCAGCGGGTCGTCAACGACGCTCAGAGGTGCCGCAGTGTAGCCCGTTGCGATGAACAGGACCTGCTTCTTCTCCTTGTCCCAGATTTCCCAGACACGTGCGCGCTTGAAGATTTCAGGCGGAGGCGAGTCGTTCTTGTCCTTGTCCTGCTCGGAAACGGTGAAATCCAGGTTCACTTTGCCGCCGAGCTGCGGCGAAAGCTCGATAAGCTGCTCACGCGTCAGGAACAGTTCAAACGCGATCCACGGCACGTCCTTCCACATGCGGCCAGGACCACGGCGGAAGTTCACCCACGGCACATGCTCGGACGGAACGTCTTCCCATGCAATCTGCTCGCCCGTTTCCTTGTCGCCAGTGATGTACGGGACATAGCGAACGCGGGTGACGCCACGGCCGACGAGTTCATTGTCCTGAACCGCCGAATCCATGTTCATGTCGAAGTCGTCGCAATCCAGATCGTAGGAAAGCGCGCGCTCGATGATGTCGCCGGCTTCCTTCGCTACCGGATCATCCTTGCTGTACCGCGTGCGAACGTCAGGAATGGGCGTGGAATTGTAGACGGCAGGGCAGATCGTCTCAATATTCGAGTACAGGATATTGAAGTTGTGCTGCCGCTGCGTAGTGCCGAGGTTGCGAGCGTCACCGTTGCGGAAGGTCTCGACGGTGCTCTCTGCTTCCTTGCGCCAATCTTCCTCTTCCTTCGAGGATAGATCGATCGCAGCGAGCCAGAGCTTCACAAGGCCAGCATCGCCGGCTCCTGCGTCTTTCTCTGTCTCGAACTCGGCAGTATCGACGGCTTCAGACATCAGTACAATGCCACAATCGCTGTTGCAGTCGTTGCGGCCATGATGCGATAAGCAGCAATCCGGTGAACCACGCCAACAGCAATCGCTGTGAGCGTGACAGTCGGGCCACCGTCATAGAACTGCACAGCCAGGTTGCCAGCGCCGCCGACATAGACGGCATTGCACTGGACAACGGTCGTATCGCTTGGGGTGACAGCAGCGCCGCGGCGTGCGCTATCGCTGAAAGTGTCGCTCATTGTGCGCGCCTCCTTCGTTCCTGGCGTTTGATCAGTTCGGCTATGGAGAGGTTGGATTTGATGAGGCCTGTCTTTTCGTCGGCCTCGAATGCAATGTCGCCCTTTGGCTTGGGCTTCGGCTGGTGAATGATCGCCTCTTTCCAGGCGAGACCGAGATAACGGAAGGCAGAGCCGATATGCTCGGCCCAGTCCTTCACCGGGTTTTCTCGAAAGGTCTTCAGCTCGTCGTCCCACTCACGACGGTAGTTTTTCAGTCCCTCGATACCGAGTTCGCAGCGCTCCTTGTCGAACACCGCAATCTTGATTGTCTCACGGCCGGCGTTGATGCCGTCCCCTACGCTGACCTTGGCAACGCGCCTTGGCTTGCGACCTAGCATCGAGAGCGTTTCAATCCGGGTGCGCTTCGTTCCCCATTCCGTCGTCAAAGCGTCGTGAGGAACGTAATCGTTGCCCTTGTAGCCCTTGTCATCGAGCCACTTCACCCATTCCTCTAGGTCGTAAGCCAAG